TCGCCATCAATGGAATATACGTTTGGATAAGATGGAAGCCAATTTTGGTTTCCTCTCTTTTCGTATCGTTGATATAAATAATAAGAACTACAATAAGCCATATTTATATTTTTATTTTATATTATGCATTTTGAACAGTCCAACCTGATGGAATACCATTTTCACCTGTTGGCCAACTTGACATTGATGATGCTTTTACAAATGTACCTGATGATGAAACATCTTCAAGCCAAATACTGGTGCAATCCGTTGCAGATATATTAGTTGCAAGACACTTTATATAGTTCAATGATGAGCAATTTCTGAACATACCCGTATAGCATCCTTCTACTAATGTCGTTGCAGATAAAACAGGTGCTGTTGTTAATGATGTACAATTATAGAACATTTGCCAATAACAATGATACTCCAATGCTGTGGCAGGCAATTCAGGTGCTGTTGTTAATGATGTACAACCTGCAAACATATGATTATAACATTGTCTTGCTAATGTCGTTGCCGGTAATGCAGGTGCTGTTGCTAACGAAGAACAACCATCGAACATATTAACGTAACAACTACCGGCCAATGATGTAGCAGGTAGTTCAGGTGCTGTTGTTAATGATGTACAGCCTGAAAACATTCTAAAATAGCAATTAGTAGCCCCACTAAGATTTGTAGAAGGTAAAACAAGTTTATTAGTGTTTATAACATTTCTATTGTCACTAAACATACATGAGAAAACATATTTTTTATCTACTATACTTGTTTGACCAATGAAATTATCGCTATATAGCAATGACATTATGTTTCCTTCAATATTGAACCTACCAGTTGATGAAAATACTCCAACTCCCCCATAATAAGGTATTGGTGCCAAACTTTCTTTCCACATTATCTTTTGTCCTGCTGATACAGTTGGAGATTGGGTATTTCTATTCAATGTATTCCAAGTGCTTCCGCTGTCTAAAGAATACTGAATCGATGAGTTGTTAACTGAGCCTGATGAAGAACCTGAGAAACTAAATGTTCCTGAATCTATTGCAACAAATGTAAGATATTGCGCTGAATATGAGTAACAAGGCTCTATTCCCCGAATTCTATCTGAATAAGTGTTCCATCTAATTGCTGACTTATATGCTTCAACACTTTCGCAAGGAACATAGATTAGGCATTCATTTGTATTATTAAATACATTAGTTCCCAATGTTGGAGGTGTTATTGCATTAACTGTTATACTTGTAAGACTATCGCACCAATTGAAAGCCATATTACCAATACTTGTAACACCACTTGGGATTTCTATACTTGTAAGACCATAACATTGAGCGAAAGCATAACTGCCAATACTTGTAACACCACTTGGGATTTCTATACTTGCAAGTCTTATACAGGCACTGAAAGCATCACTACCAATGCTTGTAACACCACTACCTATTGTACAACTTGTAAGACCAGTACAACCATTGAAAACACCTTGACCAATACTTGTAACGCAATTGCCAATTTCTGCTGATGTCATTGAACTATAAGGTGTTGAATGGCCTCTTACCTCAGTTTGTGAAAGAGTTGTAGAAGAATTGCATTCTACAGTATAGGTTGTACTGTCAGAATAGTGCGCAGATAATTTTGAACTTGATGGAATATATCCACAATCAGGAGACGCCCTTTCAATTAATTCCCCTTTTCTATATTCTGCCGGTACAACATCAACAAATGTAACGCCATTATCATAAGATACTTGTTTCTTTTCTTTATAAAATTTGCAATTTTGAGCCATATTTTTTTAATATAAACATATGAAAAATGGGAGAAAATTTCTCCCATTCATTTAAAAACTATTTATCAAATTATCTAGATAACTTAGTCTGTCTATGTAGAACTCCTTTGCTCTTCCCACAGCTTCTGAGAATGTCAGATTATAGTCTGGATGATGCCAAGGCTCAAAATCGTCTGGTATTTCCCACATTGCCCAATTCAATTGTTCAGAAGCATATAATTTATTATACCAGTAGTCAAACCTATTAATTATGGTATCCAATCTTGATTTTATTGAATTCCATCTTTGTTTAACAACAGCCTTAAACTGACTGTCTTGGAACAAATAATCATAATAAATGTTACAACTTACCATAAGTGTCTCTGGCATATAACCATTCTCTGGTACTGTTGTTCCATCACAAAAAGTTTGATTTGCCTTCAATGGCCAATACAGATTGAATGTGCCATAGTCAAAGTCCCAAGGTGGTCCCATCTTCAATTTACCCACTCCTGAATCTGGCAAGAAATAACAATATACAGAACCAGGTGAATGACCCCAAACTTCAATATTTTGGCATAGTTCATAAACTATCCAGTAGTCAGCGAAACTATTGTAATCAATGTAAGGCTCATAGCCACTTCCATTATTCATTAAGATTTCTATTGTGTCAATCTTATCTTCGATATATGAAACGTCTGGAGCGTCTGGACTCTTGATGTTGTATGGATAATCCTTGATGGCACTTCTGAACTTATATGTTTCGTCATAGTTTCTATCCATTTCTAACAGATAGTCACTATATTCATCAATATCCAAACGATTACTTTCAACTCTAACTTGTTCACAAAGATAGTAATTTCCTCTATGCTCTCCGTTTAAAACCAATTCAACAAATTTTCCACTTGGAGACCAACCCATACCTGTTGATAGGTCTGTGCATTGTGCAATTTCATTTGCTATTTCGTTTCGCATCAGTGTTCTATCACCATAATTAGCTAGAAGCACCCATCTTTTTGATTTTGGCATTCCAAGTATTTCAGATTTATTTTCTAATTTTAAAGCATATGGTTTTTTATCAGAATACCCCCATGATGAATTTCCTCTACCTCTAATACTAAGTGCTGAATTATCATATACTATAGTGTTTATATTTTGGTATATTTTTATTTCTGCACCTTCCATCCAAACATCTTTACTTGTAATAGGTTGTCCGCCAGGAGTATTTATAACAACAACAGGTAAACCAGTGTCCCAATAAGTTTCGCCACCTCCACAATCAATAATTTCTTTATCAAAAATACTTGAAACGTTATTTACAACGACAGTCATTGAAGCAGTTCCTAAAGCCATTCCTGAAGTATTAAATGAGCCACTACCAGAACCCCCTGAAGGTGTAACACTAGTACTAAACATATTTCCTTGACTATCATATAAATTGAAATTTTGTGGTGTAGTGCAAGCATTATCTGCAACAGTGAAATCAAATTCAACCTGTTCACTTCCTCTACAAACATCACCCGGTGTAAATGCAAATGATGTAATTTTACAGTCAGCAGCATAAGCACTTTGGGTAATTGAAATTTGTATGGTTCTGTCTGTGCCTTTTTGGGTTAACGTTAACGTTCCTGTTCTTGCGGTAGTTGATGTATTGTTATCAAGATATACTGTATTATTAATACCGGGTCTTAACTCATTTTGATTAATGTAATAATCTCCATTTGTCTTAATCCAAGATACGTTTGAACTCATTACTGCGTTTACGTCATTATCATTTATTGTTGAAATAAATGTTATTGGTGAAGCAAAACCATTCCAATTTGTTGCTATTGTTGAACTACTTACCAATTGGAATTGGCTACCGCATGAGTTAATTCGTATCTCCTTTGAAACTGTCGTTGAACCAATAACAACGTTCATTTGTGCCGTTCCTGCAACCATTCTTGAAGTATCAAACGTTCCTGTTCCTCTACCGTTATATGGTGAAGACGTTGATGTAAACGTAGTACCTGATGCATCAAATATATTAAAGTAGAATGTTCTATCGCATCTAACATCATTAACTGTGTATGAGTATTCAAGAGACTCACCAATACAAACATTATCAGGTATTTCAAATGATGAAATTGAACAGTCTGCAACATATGCTCCCTGAGTTATATAAACTCTAATATAATCAGTTCCGCCTTTTTGCGTAAGTATTAATAGACCTGTTCTTTCAGATGTGCTTGTATTAGGATTCAAATATATTGCTTCATTTCTATTTGGTTTAACCTCATTATAATTGTAATATAATTGGTTATATGTTATAATCCAATTTGAATCACTTGATAATACTGCATTTGTTTCAACCCCATTAAGCAATGAATAAAAAGGCATAAGCGGTAACGTACCATTCCAAGTTGTTGTTGCTGAGTAAACTGACGGATGGGTGTTATCACTCCACTTAATGTATGTTTCTTCAGGTGCCCCCGCTGCTGATTGGTTTATTTCAAGTCTTATATTTGCATGACTGCCATTCTGTTCAAGATAAACTATACAACTTCTCGATGTATCTCCCGTATTTTCGTCATATGATACTTTGAAATTTGTGTTTGTTGCAGAATATGAGCCAACCCAATCACAGCTATCTGATGCTGTGTATGATGTTGAAACTCCATCATATGTACTTATTAAATTTTCATCTATTATGCCTGCATCTGATGAAACATCAACTTTTATATATGTTAGTCCATTTGACCAATAAAAATTATATGGTCTTGGAGTTGCGCCACCCAATTGTTTAACAATAACTTCTGCTGTTTCGCATTGGTCAGGTGTGCCGCCTGAAACTTTTTCCCATTCAACCGTAAAAAATCTACTTTCAGAACTTGTATTATCAGTTAACGCTGAATAAGTAACATAATTTCCATTGTTTGTCACTGCAAGCCAATCAGGTAATTGTGTTGTTGTCATTCTAATTTTTGCTCCTCCCAATATACCATCATCCTCACTTCCATATTGTCTACCAAGTTCAATATCACAATCGGGGTGTGTTGAAGAATCAGAAGAGCCGCAACAACTATCAAGCAATCTACTGCAACTTGGGGAACCAGCCGCTTGGAGAATATTTAACGCCACTTGTTTTCCACTTATGCTTTGATTCATGAATATTACACATTCCCTATCTGACGTAGCATCTGTATTTTCTTCTACAGAAACTGTAAATGCTGATGCATCTTTTGTAATAGATACCCAATCACATATTTTAGTTATTCTATAATCAATATCTTCGCTTCCTCCTATTGACCTGATGCAATAAGAATAAGTACCGCCTGAATTTGGAACATCTTGCATTAAGAATTTTCTTCCATCGCAATATTCAAACATATATTCTGTTCCATCGCCACATTGCCATTTTTCTGTTAATCTCCAATCATATTCAGGCACAATATTACACCAAGCAGAACTTGTTTCAACTATTTCTCCCAATTGAGTTAATCCTGTTTTTTTCCAAGTTAAGCCATTATCATAACTTTCAAACTGTTCAATTGCTTTTTGTTTATTTCCATTAATGCAATAATAGTTTCCATCAAATTCCCATTTGGTCATTCTATTATTACATCTACTATCATTTTCTAAAATAAGTTCGCCTTTTCGCTTTTCTGTTGTTATATGAAGGTTATTAGGTGTTTCACCTGTATATCTAACCTCTTCTTTATAAGAATTGCCACCAACACACATATAAAAACCTGAATCTATCCATTCTTCATAAACCTTATCTTGAATTATACGAAGTTGAACAGTTCTATTGCCACAGTCTCTAACCTCAATTTGCCATACCTTTTGAGAGGTGGTTAAAAGGTTTGCAGGAACATTTACTTTCAATGTTGAATTTCCTATTTCATATGTTAGCCTTGAATCAATTGAAGAAACAGTAATTGGGCATTTAGAATCAAATGCAAATGTAACGTCCTGACTTACACAAGTAATTGAAGTAACAACAGGATTTATGAAACTATCTTTTAATAATTCAACAGTAACAATTTTAATATTATTTCCTGCTTGAAGTGTAAATGTTGATGTTTGGCCTGATATTTGTGAAGAATTATTGCAAACCGTTACATTATATAATTGATTTGCATTTCCTGAAGACGGAGAAACTGATAAATAAGAAACAACACCAGAAGCATTCCAATCACAGGATGCAGATACGGTATAAGTATTACAAGTTGTTGATGAAAACACAATAACATCAGGTATTGTTGTGTTTATCTTGCAATCATCACCGCCACAACTAATTTCATTAAACCGTTCATCATCCTCAAATGTTCCAACAACATTCAACATCTGATATTGTGATTGATAACCATCTTTAACTTTATAATTGCCTGTAGGATTACCAAATGTATCAACTTCCTGCTGAACAAGGTATCTTGCAGTAGAATAGCCAACACATTCGTAGCATTGAATATTTCCAATCCATTTTATGTATCTCCAAGATGTTGTATCATAATCTTCATCCTCATAGCCCATAGCGGCAGTTGCACCATAGTTTGATTCTTCTATGAGTGTAACAGTTATAATATCTGATTCCCCATTATTTGAAGATGACTGAATGGTATATGATGGTTGAAGACCAAAATTAAAGCCTGAATAATATATATTCTCACCTCCCTTTGAAACAATTTTTGCAGCATATAAGTTATCTAAAAATTCCAACAAATTCCAAGTCCACCCAATTTTATGATTTAAAGGAATATTAAATGAAATTGTATCAGTTACCCTTTCGCCATCATAAACCTCTTGAAATACGCAAGAATTTCCAAGAAACTCAATATTGCTCCATTTGTCAGTTAACTTAACTTTCTTATTTGCGATATCCAGTCTTGCATAATCCTTATTGATAAGATTTAGTTTATCAATTCCATTAACATTATATCCAAGACAAGGTAGATTTTCTACCTCAAAATTTGAATTTAATTTTAATGTTGGGAAATTTGATAATGAATGGAAGGTAAAGTCTGTCTGGTTTACGTTCTGTGATAAATTGAATGTATGAGTTATCTTTGATGGAAAGTCAACATTCACCATGTAATAAATACCATCATTATCTTCAACAATGGCATAATATCTTCCGCCAAATAACTTGTAATTCACATAACCCTTCATTGAAAGGGTTATCTTCTTATCAAACTTATATCTTTCATCAAGACTAGTTTCCTCGCTATATTGAATGTCGAAACCGTTTATTCTTAATGGAGTTTCTGTTAATCCACTAATATAGGCTTCACCGGTATCAATATGAACGACTTTAACATGGTCTGCTGAAACCAAATATAAGACATTCTTTAATTTGCTATGGATATATTTGCATTTATCCAATGTATAGTTTGTGACACTCATATGTTTATTAAAATAATTTTATATAAACATATATCAAATGGGAAAATTAGTTATTAAAGATGGTATAAAGTGGGACTATGATTCAATTTGGAACAGGTACACATTTATTGAAAAGGTTGAAGAGAAACCTAAGAAAAAGAAAAAAGGTGAAGATTAATTTCTTCACCTTATTTTTTTTGTACTAAATCTAAATTATTCAGCAACATTTGCAAGCAATGCAGTTACAGCACCTTCGCTTAATGGAAGTGGAGATTCTGCGATATTACCTGCTAATACAATCTGTAAACCGTTGCTGTCTGAACCACCAGCAAGAGTTGCAGTTTCAGCCTCAAGTGGACTAATTCTTCCGAATCCCAGATAGTTTCCATCAGCAGTTTTCACAACAACGAAATAACGTCCAAGTGAAAGAGCATCAAGTGAGCCATGCATGCATTCGTCATATTTACCAGCAACGTTAAATGTAATTGAAGCGTTGCGATACTTGTTACCATTATCCTCAACCACAAGAGTATCTTCAAAACTTGCAGAGTTCTTAGTTGGTTCTACATGATATACTTTTGCACCTGAATCAAGAGTTACAGCAGTGATGCTTTCGCAACCAGCAGTATCTGCTGAAATTGCAGGGCTACCACTCAACTCTTCATAGTTGATAAGGTAAAGGTCAACTATCTCAGGAAGTGAATATCCACAACTTGAAGTTCTAGTTAAGTTTTTATTTAATTTACAAATAGCCATAATTATATAATTATTTATGTTATCTTATTTTCTTTTAATATGGTGGTGTACCTTATTGTACACCACCCTCAACTATTTAATGGTTTTCGTTATTAAGGTTTTGAAACAACGAATAACTCAGGAAGTATGATACCAACTGCTATATTTGAAATAGCAAGAACTCTGAACATATTATCACCAGTCGTATCTCTCATATCAATAAGTTTATATTCGATATGTGAATCAAATGTATCATAACCAAGAACAAGGTTTCTAGCAGGGCCAAATATGATAGTGTTCTTTGACTGCATTGTTGGGATAACCTCATAACCCATTACATAAATTCTGCCATTCTCTCTAGCGTAGTTAGAGAAGATAGACTCCTTATTTGGGCAACAAACCTTACCAAGAGCAACCTCTAAAAGACGAACATCCTGATGGTTCATAAATATCTTGTAACCCTCGGTGTCAACCTCTGCATTACCAGCAACCTCAAGACCCTTCATTATAACTGCTTCAACCTGAGCAATTGCATTGTCAACTGTGATTGTAGCACCTGAAACCTTGGTTACACCACTGTTATCTGCAAACTGCTTCTCGATACCATCAACAGCCTTTAAGTAAGTCTTAGATGTTCCTGTATAACCAGTATCACCTTTCCAGAAAATTTCCTGATATTCCTGACTCATCTTCTTACGAAGTTTTGCGAAATACCAATCAGCAAAAGTCTGTGGGATTCCACCTCTTAAACTGATTTCAGTTTGGTCAACAAGGAATGTGTTCCAGAATGTGTCATAACAGTTTTCCTGATTAACCTTAATAGCAGCAGGCTCAATAAATGCCTCTGCAAGTGAAGCAGCACCAGCAGGGGTGAAAGGACAGGTGTATAACTGCCAAGCATCACCAATCTCACCAGTGTACATCTTCATCTTACCTTTTACTCCGTCCATGAAAGTAATTCCATACTGACGAAGGTCGATGTCGTAGATGTCCTTTGAAAATATTTCCTGTGCCTCTTTGCCACAGTATGTCAATCCACTAACGTTAATGAAATTTGCCATAGTATTAAATTATTTTTTCTATATTATTTTTTTACTTTTATTTTACATAAACATACTACATTTTTTTTTGCTAAAGTATGTTACGATATATATGCTCTCATTTGTTCTCTCCAAGCACTGTATGTATCTTTTGGATTAGGTTTTGCAGTTGTTGAAGCAGGTTTTACCGATGGCTGTTTGCCCAAGTCCTTAATCTTATCCTTCAAACCTGAATTAACCTCTTTCAACGCCTCAATTTCAGCCTTTAAGTTATTGATAAGTTCTTCCAAATGATTGTCTTCCTTTTTTGGCTCTTCCTTAACCTCTGTAGGCTTATTTTCAGGCTCTTTAGGCTCTTCTTTTGGCTCTTCCTTAACCTCTGTAGGCTCTTCAACTTTTGGCTCTTCTACAGGCTTTTCTTCTTCCTTTGGAGTTTCCTCTTCCAACTCAATATTGGTTGGTTCAATTGTGTTTTCCTCAACCTCTTCCTTCTCTTTTCCGAGGGCTTCAAATAGGACATTCTTTAATTTTGTCCAGAAATTGTCGTTTACTTCCATGTTATCGTTATTTTCAACTTTATTAAATTCTTCAAGATGTATTGCACTTTCAACACTAAAACCTTTAAGTTCTCCTGACTTAACCCTTTCCCAAGTATCAATGTTATTTACTTTCATTCCAACCATCCAAGTGTTCTTTGGAACATTAAAGCCTAATGCATTTGCCTTATCCCTATATGGGTCTTCAACAATCCAACTTTCGCAAACATAGACTTCATCAACATTTTCTTCATGTTGAAGATTCACCTCATGTTGTTTGTAGTTTTTCATAAATTCTTGGGACATTTTCACAATGCTTTCCTCTGTAAAGTTAATGTAGAACTCTTGTTCACCATTATTTCTATAAATGTCCTTATTTGGGATTAATGCAGGGCCATAACAAATATGACGTTCATCAGAAGATAACTTAACTTGAACTTCATCTTGTTTTGCTAATGCTACGTAATCAACTTCAATAGCCGGTTCTGATACCATTGATATTTTGTAAGTTTCAGAATCTAATCCAACTTTATAGTGCTTAATCTTTTTAGCCATAATATTTCTTTTTCTGAAAATTTATTTGTATATTTGTAAAAAATCTTAATAATTAATTTAATTAAACATATGTTATGGGAGATAATGTAGAAAGGAAAAGAGAAATCGCAAGAAATTGGTATAATAGGCACAAAGAAAAAGCAAGAGAAAAAAGCAGGGAATATTACCACAAGCACAAAGAAGAAAGAATTGAATATCACAAAAATTACACTAAAACACCTATGGGCAGAGCATCATATTTAGCTTCTGCTTATGCAAGAGAAGATTTGAAATACAATAGGGGCAAAGGAGATTTAACAGCTTCTTGGATTGTTGATAATATTTTTACTAAATCTTGTGTTTACTGCGGAGAAAACGACTGGACAAAACTTGGTTGTAATAGAATAAATAATGATTTACCGCATGCAACAGATAATGTTGAACCTTGTTGTGGAAAATGCAACTTACTTTTACAACAATCTAACAGAGATAATTTTGGTAAATTTAAATCATAAAAATGGGCTGATATTCACCTATCAGCCCTTGCAGTCCTTTAAAATGCGAAATTCCTAAAGCATGTAAACGGTGCAAATATTATTTCAAATGAAGAATTTGATTATTTGGTTTTCCATTGGTTCTAGGAAGACTAACATGAACCCAACTATAACCGTATTCATCAATTAATTGACCAACTTTCAATTCTCCATTGCTTACCATCTTCTGAATAAGATTGAATAGAGCCTTATTCTGAGCCTTTGAGCCTACTTTTATATCTGCTGCTTCCCCTAACCTATGCTGGCTTGTTTTAACGCCTCCTACGGCTTTATTTAAAACCTCAGAACGATATGCAGACGTTACAACAATAGCAGAACCCCACTTATTTCTGATTGGTTGAAGAATTTCTTTTGCCAAACGTATAAGTTTTTCCTTTGTTTCTTTGTCTGGTGTATTATCAATTCCAAATCTATTAGCAGTAGGACTATAAATTAACTCATCAAAAGTAAAATTAGCCGTTATCTTCTCCATTATTTTTCCTTACTATGTAAAAATTATCAGTTATATCCCTAGCATATATCCTATTGCCATAATTCGTACCCTGAGATTCAAAATAATATCCTTCTGGCAATATATACTCATATATCGCAGGATATATTTCATTCCTTTCTATTTCAATTGGATATTTACAGTCTATATATTTATACATCATCATTTTCATATCTTAAACATATTAAATTTTAAAATATTCCCATTTGAATCCTTTATGAGATTTTTCTTCGCCTCTGCAACATGCGCAAATATGCCCTTGATTGAAGCCATTTCTTTCAGCCTCTCTTGCAGAAGGCCATTCTTTCACTAGACTTCCGTCTAAAGTATATTGTTTTACAACTTTAGATATGTTTTTTTTGTTAAAATTGCCTTTCTGAGACTCTGACATTTTTTTCTTAGTCTCTTCTGTTATAATTCTATTTGAATAATTTAACCTTGAATATGCATTTTTTGAATTATCTGGTCTTGGAATTAAACGAAGGTTATTTAATGCATTAGTTCCACCATTTTTAACAGGCAAAATATGGTCAACAATATATCTTTTCCCATTTTCGTCAACAGGCCATAAATGTTTTGGCATTTCAGAGCCTTCTGCAAAAATAACTTGATGTAAAACCCTATAATTATTACCATAACAATCATTAATGTTGCAATAAGCATAGCCATATTTACTTTTACTTTTTGCTACTATTTTTTTGTTTTTATTAAGTAATAACCCATTTTCTAAATCAACAGTATAATTTGGAAATAATTTGCTCATAGTATTACGTTTTCTACAAATATACAAAATTTTTTTGAAATTAAAAATTGTAGTTCAAAGAAAATCCAACAAAAGGTTCAAAATCCTTATTTTTTAGTCCCAAGCCATAGCCAACACCAACACCAATTTTAAAATGGTCTATAAATTTCTTTTTTGGGGTAATATACTTCGTTATGATTTCTGTTTTTGTAATCTCTTGCTTTGATAAGTTTACTTTCAAACTGTCTAATGTTGCGTTGATGCCGCTGATATAACTCGTTACTGCCATCGTATCCCCTGCACATGTTGTAATTGTATCTTGGTATTTCTTATTTTCTGTTATAAGTTCAATAGGATTATCATTTTTGTCATATACAGTATCAATCCTGATTTTTTCAATGTATTTTGGAACTGGTTTAATTATTTCCACAGAATCTAATTTCCAAACAGTGTCTGTATAATAAACCGTATCTACTCTATTAACATGTAATATATATTCTTTAATATTATTATAATTATTATATAAAAATATAGATAATATACATGTTAATATAATTAATATAATATATTTAGTCTTCTTCATCTGTTTCTGGTATTTCTTCAACGTCAACGCCTTTTCTCAATTTTTCCCTTTCAACAATCATTCTCTCAGTATGAGCAATATGCCTGTCAATTTCTCTTTTCATATTTCTTGATTCTGCATTAAAGTACATTGAAACTCCAAATACTGCTGCCGAATATGTCATTGCTTGGCCTAGAATCCACAAAATGCTCTGTTCAGATAATAAAAGTGGAACAAAAGCTGCAATACCTGTAAGAACCCATCCCATAATGAATGCAGCACAGGCAGATATAATAGCCAATTTTTCTTTTATGTTTAGGTCTTTAAACGTAATTTTCATATCTTTTTTTCCTAAACATATCATAAAAAATGGTGGTCGTTAAACCACCATTCCATTTATAAACCTGCTAATGTCTGAACCCTTCTAACGTCTTCTTGCTTATTATTGATGTCAACAACTGATACATAGATTGGCCTGTTGTCTTGGTTGATGATTACATCTTGCAACTGTTCCCTTATGTCTATGTTGTTTGGCAACGTTGGAAGATAACCGCCATCTTCAAACTTGGTTCTAACTCCCTTAATTGAAGACCTAATCTTTCCTCCATTGTAGAAATCAATTAAATCAGAAACATCAACTTTCTTTTTCTTTGAATTTATAAACTCTAACAGGTCAATGTTATTGGCTGTTGATAATCTATTTGTGATAAATTCACCGCCTTCAATTGAAGCCCTTCCACCAAGAACAGGTATTCCACCATCTCTATGGCGTTTCCCAACAGCAACGCCGCCGTCAAGTTGTCCACCGCTAGCATAAGGCTTTTGAGATTTAACAAGAGCATATTGAATTGCTCCAAGAGTTGTTGCCAATGCTCCCATTGCAATACCTACTGGCAAGAATGGTTGTGTTGCAAGACCATTGGCAATTGCCATATGCCAAGATATGAATGCTTGTCTTACGTTTCTGTCGTATTCGGCCTTTCTTCTATCTTCTTCAAGTTTGTCTTGCTTTTTCTTTAACTTTTCTTCTTCCTTTTGAAGGCGTTTCTTTTCTTGGGCTGCTTCTCTTTCGGCTGTCATTTCAGCGTTCAATTGGTCAATAAGATGCTGGCGACGGTCGCCTCTAGCCGTTGAAAGTTCATCTTCAATGGAATCGACATTTGATTTGTGCCTATCAAGTATTTCTTCTTGTTTGTCAAGTTTTTCTTGAAGCAAATCATTTTCCTTGTCAATTTCTTCCTGAAGTTTATCAAATTCATAATCCTGATAATCTTCAAATGCATTTGCAAGAGTCTGAATTGATTGCAAACCTGCTTGAACATATTGATTTATGGATTGAATAAACTTTCCAATTTGGTCTCCAATGGTTAATTCTCGTTTAACCTTATCCATTTTTACACCAACATCTTCTACAAATCTATCTAATTCCCTGTTTGCATTTTGGAATTCATCAAACGAAATCTCTTTAGCATCAAGTTTCTTTTGCAAATCATCTTTTAATTTAACAATATCTTCTGCTAACGTTTCATATGATTTTAAAAGATTTTCATTATTCTTTTTTGTTTCTCCTATATTATATATTCCCCAAGAATTATAAACAGGTTGTTTTGATTCAAGATTTGATATTGCAGTTTGGAAATCTCTTAATTCCTGAAGTCTTTCTCTATAGTAATTAGCATTTGTGTTTTGAGAATTTTTTATTTTATCCTGTTCAAGTTTTTTAAGCTTCTCATCATGAAGCTTTGTTATCGCTTCTGTCCTATCACTATGCTCTTCAACCAACCTGCCTAAAACTTCATAATATTGTTCTGCTGTTATCGTACCTGCTGAATATTGCAAATATGTTTGGTGCTTCATATCTTCTGCATGTGCAGCGGTATCCCTCAATTCCTTCTGATAACTTTCATTTTCAAGTTTTAATTGAGCATCATAATTTGCATTCGCAGAAGCGATTTCTGTTTCTATTCTTTTTTTCCAATAATCTTCAATAGTTTTAAGCCTTGCTTCATATATATCACTAAGTTGCCTATTTATTTGTTTGTCAAGGCCAAGACTCTCCTGTGTTCCTTTTGATAACTGATTTTTACCTTGTACGCCATATGATGATGTTATGTCCCTTCCATAAATGTCTTTATAAAACAAATTGCCTTTGCCCTGTTCTAACTCTTGGGATTTAACTTCACCACTTAAAGACGTTAAATCAGCCATTTTACGGGTTGTTTCAAGGGAATAATTATATATATTATCCCACATATCCCTGTAAGCCTTTTCAACCTTTTCAGCCCACTCCTTTTTAGCATCATATATCTTTTTGTCATACAGTTTATTGATTTCTACCTGACGTTCGCCAACCATTATACCATCAGCTTCAACCTTTGCAAGACGTTGTTTTCTTTCCTCTTCCAACTGCGTAAGGACTTTATTTAATCCTTCCTTCATATTGGCTATTTTGAGGTTATTAAGGTCTCTTTGAGCCTCCAATTCGTCTCTATTAGTCTGCTTCTGTGATGCTAACGATTTTTTATTATTCTCTTCCCTTTCTCTTCTTTCATCTTCCCATAATTTTCTTTGCAAATCTTTGTATTCATCACTTCCCTTTTCTGTAAGAGCAAGCTGTTTTTTAAGATATTCCTGAGTTCTCTTATGTGAAGAACCATATTTTGCTTCTTCGTCTTTAAGAAGTTCTTCATTGGCTTTCTTTTGGTTTTCCCTGACTTTCTTATTATGTTCTGTCTGTTGCCTTTCAATTTCTTTATTATATCCCTTCTGGAAATTTCCAACTATATTAAATGTTTTCTTTAATCCTTCAGTTATAATTTTTGGTATTTCAGAAAAATTACCCTCAATAAGAGCCTTAATTGTTCTTGCTAGTGTTGCAATTGGTTGAACCATGTAATTAACAATGGCAGAACCTACGCCCATTACCACTGCCTTAATCTTATCAAACCAAGTTGAAAGATTTTTAAGCGCTGGAATGGTGTCAGTAAACCATTTATATATTTCTTTCCAATATGTAATAAGATAAGCAACAGCTGATATGATAAGGCCAATACCAATAGTTTTTAATGCCACAGATAAAGCCTTTGTCGCAACTGTCGCAGTTGTGGTTGCTGCTGCTTGTGCTGTTTCTGCTGCTGCAAGGCCCTCTGAAGCTGTCTTTCCTGCTGTTGTTGAAGCATTAAGAGCAACTTGAGCCTTGTTAGCTCCAGTAAGTTTTTCAACTAACGAATCAATTGCCGCATTACCCTTTGATAGCCAACCACCAATACCTTCTCCAGTATTCATCTGTTGGTTAATCTTCTCAATGCCTTGCATAACATTCTGTAATGCTACCAACTTTTGAATGCTTTTCTCTATTTCAGTGTCATCAAAGCCAAATAATGCTGAAAAGCCCTTTGTAACAGAACCAATAGCAGCAATTGACTGCATCGTATCTAGAAGGTTATCCATAGCCTTAGAAGATACAGTAGCATCCTTAATATCACTATTTAATGTTGCAACAGCCTTTTGCAAGTCCTTAAATTCCTTAGTTCCTTGCTGGCCATTAACAGCCATTGTTTTAAGTTCATTACCAAGTTCTTTTGCAGCTTGCTTTGCATTATCAAACTCTCTAACAGTACCACCAACATTAATTTTAACCTTACTAAGACCTTCTGCAACACCTTCAGCATAGTTACCAACATTACGGCCAAATTGACCGTATGACTCTTCAATCTTCTTTAAAGAATCATTCAGTTCTTTTGCTCTTTGGGTCATTTTATCCAATTGGTCAGTGTCACCAAGGTCAACAGTTTGCATTGCCGATTTAATATCAGCAAGTTCCTGTTTCATACCCTGAATTGTGTTGGAATATGACTTTGCTTGCAATCTTTCAGTTGCGGCAATAGATTTTTGGTCATTATCAACCTCTTTTAATACATCTTTTGCCGCAAGGTAATTCTGATAAATTTCCTTTGAATGGGCAATTCTCTTTTCTTCAAGTTGTTCAATCTGCTTCTGAATCTTTTCCTCTTCTGACAATGCGCCAGTTGATGATGATTTTGAACCACCACCTGAAGAAGTTGAACCAACTTTAACTGCCTTTCCTTCCAATGCCTTAATCTTCTTATCAAGTTCTCCCAAAGAAGAATTAAGGGCATCAACAGCTTTTATACTTTCCTGTAAACCATTAATAACTATGGAATATGTTTTATTAGCCATTTTAAATAAATATTTTTATAAACATATTAAAAAAAGGGAGAAGTAAAACCCTCCCTTTTCATCATACTTTCTTTATCATCTTTATAGTGGTTGGATTATTTCCTGTAGCATCGAAGCCTGTAATTTCAACAGGTATATATATATCAGAATCAAAATGTATTGCAGCACCATTCTTTATCATCTTATATTCATTAGCTGATATATAAGCTTCAACTATAACATAGTTTGAACTCAAATATGGTGTTAAATTGAAATATTCAGACAATAATGATTTTTCCGTATCTTTATATGATAAATTAAGCCCCTGATATTCATTTGTTGGTATATATATATTAACTATTTCAGATGGGTATGTTCTTGTATATACGTAGCAATTAGTATATTTAGGAGCAAACCAAAATCTTTGAGTTAAACCATATCCATCATGTTTCATAGATTCAGTGTAATCATATCCATCAATCATGTATTCTTCTTTTGAAATAACAGGTATTCTTAATATTGTTGGTTCAACTCCCTCTTGCTGATTAAAATTGCTATCAACAGGAAACCATTTAAAATTATCGTACCAAGTGTAACTGAATTGAGTATTTCTATTTGACTCTTCTGTTACATATGAATCATCATTCAAATAAACTGTTGTAAATCCAGAATCACCATAATCCTTCCAATCATCATCGTTAATATATTCAGTAGGAACTGTAATATAAAAACCATGTTCATCTGTATCTATTTTATATCTTACAGACATTGATTTGGGGTATTCTATAATTGAAGATTCTGCTTCTGATGTATTAACTCTATTATCAAGGTCAACAACACCTATTCCCAATGGTTCAAATTTCTTTTTTGAATTAATTTCAACCCTGTTTCCATTCTGAACAAATTCAAAATTGAAAGCGTCAATAACATTCTGCATCCATTCGCTTACCTTTTTTTCATTGTTCAAAAAATTTGTAACTTTTAAATTTACAGGAAATTCAACAGTTGCGTCATATCTATTTGCCTTATCAGCTTTTAAAATATCATAATGTCTTGGAGAAAATGCCGAAATACTCAAATTAACTTGTGAGGTGGTCTCATATCTTACAAGGCCGCCATTAGTTGTATGATAACCCCTATGAACAGCATATAGTTGTAAAATATCGTTCTTTTTAAGATATACCATACAACTCAAATAACCTGTCATATTTCTTTCTGTTGCATTTATTCTTGAAACAGGAGTATTGATATAAGTATTCTCGTTAAATCTTGTCTGTTCTGTCTGAATGGCATCTGACCCTTCTATGAAGATTTTTGAATAGCCAATTTCTGGATAAAACGCCTCATTTTGTGTCGCATTTGACTTTGACCAGCTATAACCATTCTTCATTACTGCAACAGTGCCACCTTTCAATGAAGAGAAACCACAAATGAAAGCCTCAGATACTGCTTGGTCATACGCCATTATCTCACCGTCGTTGTAGACGTATCCGAAGTTCATGTATGACCACTTTCTATCGCCAAGGTCTCTATCAATCGTACCTCCTCTAGTTCTTTGGCCTCCCCTTCTATCTGATGAGGATGACCTTTCTCCGCCCATTCTATTTGAAGTGTTTCTATATTTTAAATCATTCTCTTTCGTTGGAAGTTCTGCTGCATATAAATCTTCATGAGGATAACAAGTTAACCAATCTATTTTATTGGCTCTTCCACTAGACCAAGTGGTATCATTTGGATTACCATCAACGTAAGATGTATTATGCTTTCCCTTAATTAATTCAATGTTATCATCGTAGTTCCTTACAAGTTGAATTTCAATTGGAGTTATTTCAAAAAGACCGGGTGCTAATTGCAAATCTTCCTCATTTAACTCCTCTTCTGCCTGGTTATATCTTGTATATTGTGCGGCTGTTATGTTTGATGTTGTATTAAGATTTGAAGTAACGTCCATTTCTATTTTATAAAAACCATCAGCAGGAATAACAATTATATGTTCATCAGGTTGATACATATATGTTGATGCAGATAAGGTCACATTTCCTTTTTCCAACATATCATAAATCATAATATCCTTAAAATTGTATTCTTCTGCAATATCAAATGTTGTTGTTGATTGTTTTGCCGATATTTTATAATAAGGAAATTGCAATTCCTGAGCGTAACCACTTTTTGACACAGTAGAAAATGAAGTTGATAGTTTCACAGAGCCAAACTTTGGATTACCAATGTTATAATCAGGAGTTTGCCCGTCAGCAAGATTTGTTGACATAAATATTGAATTCAAATTTGGGTTATTGAAAACATCTCCGCCAACAGAATACCCCTTATAGTTGAAAGACTTTTTAATATACTCCAACATATTAAGTGAAGGGGCAAAACTCTCAACGTACCACCTATTATACTTATCAATGTCATACTTTGAAGTATAATCACTTGCTACATCATCAGAGTTGTAAGGTGTCTTCTGAAAAGCACCATAACTTACCAATGGAAATTTAACCATTTCTTGCGGTACGCTATTATAATAGTTAATTGTATATTGATAATTGCCTGCACCTTCAAATGGAACAGACCAATCTATGTCTGATAATACAGTATCGCCAAATATTTCTTCAAGTGAATATGTCTTAACGCTAACAAGATTACACTTATATTTTTTATTTTTGAAGCCATTAAGCGTTAATGTTCCTTGAAATATCAACGTACCATCACCATACACCTCTGCATTGAACCTTGCTCTGAACTTATTTAACTTTGAAAGATTATTTGCATAATCAAATATCTTATCGTTGTTTGGCGTACTAGGTATTTCAAATTCAAAGGAATATTCAGCCTGAGTTGAAGATATTTTCTCAGGGTCATAAATGGTGTTTTGAAATCTTAGATTTAAACTATCCTGAGATTCCAATTCAAGTAAATTACCATTTACGTATATTTCAATATAATGAGATTTATATACCATAAATTTTGTTATTTAATTTTTTTTATGTATATTTGCAAAAAATCTAATATTTATTTTAAACATATGAAATTATGGAAGAGTGGAGAGATATAAAAGGCTACGAAGGTTACTATCAAATAAGTAACTACGGTAATGGAAGGTCATTAGATAGAATAGTTGAACGCTTATCAAGATGGGGAAAACCAGTTAAAGTAAAATATAAAGGAGTTGAACTTGCTAAAAATGTTGTGGGCGATGGCTATCTTAGATTTGACTTATGTAAAAATAGCAAATATGATTACAGATATATCCACCAATTAGTGTGGGAAACTTTTGTTGGAGAAATACCTGAAGGTTTTGAAATTGACCACATAGATACAGATAAAACAAATAACAGATTGGATAATTTGAGAGTTACTGACAGGGCTGGTAATATGCGTAATCCTATAACATACAAGAAATACTTTATTCCTTGCAGTGAAGAAAAAAAGAAAAAAATAGCAGAAACAAGTAAAGGAAAACATTATTCTCCTGATACAGAATTTAAAAAAGGCTACACAAGAGTTTGGTAGCCTTTTCTTTTATATCAATGAAGGTTCCTGACTGTACCTGAATTTAACAGTAGCTTCATATATGTTATTATTATTTGTTTCTTCAACTGATACAGAATCAATTATAATACCGTATGTTTCTCCATTTCTTTCAACCCAAGCATCTGTTGTTTGCATAAGGTCATTGAAGATATATTTTCCATCATTCTCAAATAAATGAGATTTCAAAGAAACAGTATATTTTACATCATTGTTATATATTTTTTCCAATTCATTCTTTTCATCATCATAATATCCGAATATATTCTTTTGATATGTTTGAATATCAACATCCCTTGTTTCAGATTTTTGCCCGGTAAAATCGAAGAATGAAATACCCCCATAAGAATTTCTCCAATATATTCTCTGATAATATTCTGTGGCCTTTATTGGTTTAATAACATTATATCTTATTGTCTTTGTACCAAGGTGAACGTCAATATAAAAAGACTGTTTAAACCTCTCAGAATATCCTGTACTTGGAGCGAGGTCAATAGTTATATCCCAAAGTTTTTTTGAAGAATCTGTATTTGTCCAAGTCATTGCAGTTACAGTTTCAAGAATATTACCGGCAGAATCAACATAATCTACAGTAACATACATTCTCCCTTCATTACCATTATAGAATGAAATAGGTATGTTTGGAGAATATACATACAATAAAGAGTTATTTTCAAATCCCCTTTCCGTACCTCTTTTAAAATTCTGAGCGACATTGAAAGCATCAATATTTATATATTTATTCCCCTGATTAACCATATACCCAACAGTTGAATAAACATCATCAATTTTATTCAAAAGAGAATAAACCCCATCTTTTAATTTATTTATAGTTAATTCAAATGGTGTTACTTTACCCGGTTCTGATAATGTTGATAATATTGGAGAAATATTAAACGAAGCATCAGAGCCATAATAATTTTTCTCCAATGTGGTAACATATTCATCATCTGATGTAACGTCAACTATTATTTTTGAATTATATAACGTACTTTCAGCCGTACCATCAACATAAGAACTTACAAGATATTGATTGGAAATGTTTGTTTTTAAGATATTGCCATTATTAATACTTGAGCCAATATTCTTTGCAACAGTTCTAACAATGTTTCCTTCAATTTTTACATTGAAATTTGCTGCAATTGTCGGACAACACCTCAATGCTCTAGCAACAGAAGCAGCTGTTGAGGCAGTTGACTGCGAAACAAAGAAATTCTTTCCAACAGCCATATTTGGGTCAAGAACATTTGTTATTGTTTCATTAAATAGTGTAATGTACCATTGTCCATCTTTTGTTGTTAGACTTGCTAAACCTGAATTAAATTGTAAATTATATATTGTATATGTTCCACCAGATGAATCCTCAACCTTCAATATATTTGGAATATCAGTCAAACATACAATATTACTAGGATTTTGTAATTTATTAAAATATATATTCATTATTTAAAGAAATTATCTATATCAGTAATTATTAAATTGAATAAATCATAAAACCACTTATCAATATAATCGTTTAATTCAGGTATCATCTTCGTTAAATCACCATCTTTATCATATATCATAAATGGCCTTCCTGGAATTGTTCTATGTATTTTAGTCTCACCTACTCCAACTATCATAGCATACCATAATGCGCTAGCTAATTTATATGCTTCTTCATTATCAGCCGTAACCTTTTTTAAAGCCCATTGAACCAACGCATTAAAAAGCCCTTTTTTTTCACTTTTGAAGTTGTTGAATTTCCACCCGGTTGAAATATATGTCCAATAATCAGCAATAGTCAGTTCAACAGAGTTATCAGTTGTTATTACAGACATATTATTTATTAGGTCACTATTAATAAGTGTATTAACGCCTTTTCTGTTAGCACCATATTCTTTAACCCTGCTATTAACAGTCATCTTAATAAAATCTGCTAAGTCCTGAAACGCTTTTCTTATTTTTTCTGCATCTACCATATATTAACACCAAGTTCTAGGAAGTTCAATAGGCTTTAAATCAATATCACCAATTGAATCATTATTCAAATCAATCTCATTATCAGGTTCATCCTCATAAGGCTCATCATTGAAATTCTCATCCAATGTACATAAGTCAACAGGTGATGGCATTTCGAGCACTAGGCTTAGTTTTACTCCTGCTGCGTTATCATCAGTGTAGTGGCTAAGTGTTAAGATGCTATAATCATAAACGCTTAGAATGCCTTTAAATTCGTCCTTGGTGTCAATATATGCCATTATATCAGCTGCAATTGTATATGCATTGTTCTGAACTGTCAAAACATCATTTTCATCATCAACAAAGCCAAGAATATATATTTGAAACTCAGCTTTGAAGATGTTTGTTGTAATATTCAATTGATGAAGTGATATATCATCAACATACACCTGATAATACTTATGATTGTTCTGAGCATTATTGAAAATGTCAGATTGATATTTAAATGTTCTCACTCCCTTATGACGAAGGGAAATATCCTTCAATATATTAATTACGTCTTTTAACATATTTTTTTAATTTAAACATATGAAAAAAGGTAGGATTTATTTCCTACCCTTTTTCGCTTTTCTAATATTCTCCTGAAATTCTTCCTCAGTCTGTTCCATATCTCCCTTTTGAATCAAATACGTCAAATATGTGAATGCATCTGTCAGATAGATTTGATTGACCTGAGCGATTTTTTCAATTTTCTCATCTGCCAATTCAAAGACAACTTTTTGAAAACCCCAATTTTCTCCAAACTCTCTATATTCTGCTGAATGAGGTTTATTCCTTCTTCCACCGCTGAATACAAGTGGGAAAGTCTCTCTGATGCTATGTATAAGTTTAAAAAAAAACTTATGATTGGTAATATCTTCATTACCGGCTGCTTTTCAAACATTTCCTTTCTCTTTTCAAATACCTCCGCTTCAAATTTGGAATCATATATTTCATCTTTCTTCCTGCATAATATTGCCAACATTGAAGCATAATCATGTTTATCAGCCTTTAATACGTTATCAATGGCAACATATTCTCCCAGTTTCAACTTTTCCATAAAATTAATTGAATATTCCTCACCATCAATTACAATTTTATTGGTTGGTTCTCCAACTTCAGGAGTTAATGTAAGAAATATAAGATGTGTTAATATAACATCAAGAAATTCAGCTGGTAAAGCATTAATTTCATCCTCTGTTTTATCTGTAAGTATATTAAGAACGTCTCTAACATCAAATTTTTCATCCTTACCTTCATAATATCTTTCAATTTCTTCATATTTCTTCAAAGTTATATCATTCCAAGATGTTGGAACATTCCAGGAGCCAAAATCTTTAATTACTTCCTCTTTTTCTTTCATATTATATAATTTGTGGTATTATTCTATTAACAAAATCAAGGTTTGGAGTACCTGATAATTTGAAATCTTCCTTGCACTTTAATGCCATTGCCACAGCCATGACCATATCATCCTTTTTTCCTTCCTGTGCTGCAAACGTTAGTTTCTTTGTTTTTGATATTTTAGCAATAAAAGTACCAAATTGGCTGAACAATTCAGTGTCTTTGGAATCAAAATACACTTCTTTATTGGCAATCTTTACAGCCAAATCAGATATAATTTCTTCCTTTGATGAATTTGATGTTGTCCATTCGTATATTCTATTGCTATTCTTTACCTGTTTCTTTACTTCATTAATAATTGGTGTTCCAAGACCATTATTTTCCATATATATTGCAACTGCATTGCTTTTATTAATTTCGTTTGCAATTTTTTGATATTTCATATCCAAAGTTCCTTCAATTTTTATAATTTTGAATTCATTTCTTTCATTTACTTTGGCTAATATTGTTTCATCTTGTCCATTACCGGATAAATCTACACCAATCCACTGTTTTCCTTCTAAAAAATGAAAATCACTAAAACAATTTTCAAATCCATTGAAGAAAGTTAATGAAGAATCCAAGAATTTACATTCAAATTCCTGTTCAAAGGCTTTAGGGGCTATGGATTTTCTTATTTCTTCTATTTGTTCAGGTGTTACAAGTCCATCATCGTATATTGTTCTTGTTAATTGTACAACGCCATCTTCATTATTTAATGCTCTTAAATAAAAATCATAGAAAAAACCCTGTTTTCCACATGGTGTTGAAATCATAATAACCTTTGGGTTTCTTGCTTTGGTGATTGGCATTACTATATTGCCCCAAAAGTTTTCTCCATTAGGCATTGTGTCTTGAATATATGCCGCCTCATCGATTACTAAAACACCTGAAACTGTAAAACCTCTTATTGCAGTATATGCTTCTGCTGAGAAAAATTGTAATTGCGAGCCATATATTGTTTCTATTGTAAGAGTTGATGAATTTGCTTTCTTAATTATACCTGTATTCTCTAATAACTGAGTAATTTCTTTATATACCTTTCTACCCAATTGAAATGTAGGAGATATGTAAGCATTAAATGATTTAGCCTTGCAGAGATTTTCTATTAATAGTATCTCTGCAAGTACCGATTTACCTGACTGTCTTGAATAACAAAGAATAATTTTATTATTTTTGTCATTGTGAACTAAATCATATGCTGTTTTTTGTCCCTCAGTTAATTTAATACCTGAAAAATTAAGATTCATTTCCGTCTTTCTTCATAGTTCAATTTATTATTACATTCAAAACAGCATGGTTCGACATTATCTTTAGTGTGAGGCTTTGAATTGTCTAACCTATTACACCCTATCTTATGCCAATCTGTTTCTCCACAATGAGCACATGGTTTGGAAAATATATTTTCAACAATCCATTGAGCATCAAAATCTACTTCGCCCCGGTTATGCTGCTTATCTTTCTGCTTATATGCGTCTAATAATTGAGAAGCCCTGCCATAAGGTGTTTTTCTCCATTGCCTTTTATATTCAACTAATTTTTCTCTATTTTCTTGAATATACTTTTTAGACCATTCTTTCTTTTTTTCTCCTTTTAATGCCATAGTATTATATTTTTTACAAATATACAAAAAATTATTGAGAATCAGAAACTTCATTCTTCTCAAAACCAAAATTCACAGTGACACCACCTTCTTTATCACTGTTTATTTGAATGTTGGTATTGTTTTTATCAGTTCCTAGGAATATCTTTGCCATTGAGTCAAGAATGCCCTTTGCATTGAATATATCACCCCTTTTTATTGCTTCTTCAAGCAAACTCTCATAACGATTATAAAATACATCTTTTAATCTTTGATGTTCAATATCTGTATTAAAGTGCATTCTATCTAGGGCTGTTTTATAATATTCGTCAGCAGTTCTTGGTGTTTTAGGTTTTCCCTTCTGCGATTCATAAACAGCCCTTGTTAACTTCTGTACAATATCACTCCTGGATACTCCATTACAAATATCAACATATACCTCATCAATTATATCATCAGCAGCATTAAAAAGGGCAGCATGTGCCCTTTCAACAAACTTTGAAGCCCTTTTATATCTCTTTACTTTACTAGGCAATAAATGGTCTTCTGATAATCTCTGTGGCATAATTAACTTTTCTTAGGTCTGCCCACTCTTTTCTTTTCCTCTATAACCTCATTTTTGTCGGCTTTATCAGCCTCATTATTAGGCTCTACAGCGGGTTTATTTTCTTCCTGAGTATCATTATTAGTCTCTTCTGTTTCTTGCTGTTTAGCGAGGCTTTTAAAACGTCTTAGAGCATCTTCAAGTTCTGTTATTCTACCTCTTAAACAACTACCACAATTGGTAACATTTACATTCTTTTCCAAAACCCTGTTATAAACATCTGTTACTTGGCCGCCATCAGCGTAATAACCTTTGTTTCTTATTTCAATAAATTTCTCAATTAAACTAATATCTTCCTTTGTAAATTTCATATCTTTAAACCTTAATTGTTTTATTTTTCTGGTCAATATGCATTGCAATTGCTGTCAATATCGCCAATATTATTCCTGAAAACATGAAGTAATACCAATCAAATGATAATCCAATTACCAATGATATTCCCATCAAACTCCAAAATGTTAGGCATTTCCTACAATGGAACGGTGGGAATTGAAGCCATTCAGGTAATCTTTTTATTTCCGTCCAATAATATACTACAGGTATTACAATTAAATATATTATGAACATTAATGAAAATTGTAAAAATAGTATCCACATACTTTTCTTATTTTAAACATATATTATTAAAGCAAATCGCCATAAATGCTATCAAATTCATCTTTTATATCCTGTTGTTTAACATTATCCTTTAACCAGTTCTTCACATCAACAACCTTTTGCCTGCATCCCTTTATTCCTGTTTTCTCTGCCAACTGTGCATATGTCATATTGGTGAATGTCTTTAACCTGAATAAATAGAAATGTTCATCATCAAAATGTTCTTCAACCTTCTTCATCAGGTATAACGTTGCAAAATCTTTATAGAGGTCTGACTTTAATTTCTCTTCCTGAGTTAATTTTGAATTAAGATATAACTCATTATGCTTTGACAGGTTTGTTACATTTGCATCCCTCTTTTGATTACGGGCATATTGTTGTTCTCGTTTTAGATTACGTTTAAACGCCTGAAACATAAAATTCTTGCATCCCTGATATGATGAATCTTTCATTTCCCCATTCTTATCAATCAGGGTATAGCATTTAATAATTGTATCTTGAAATATATCTTCATCAAATGATTGCCCAACTGAATCACAATATGACTGTAGTTCTTTCTTTATGGTTTCATAGTTATCATTAACTGTATTTATAAACTTTACTGCGTCTTCCATTCTTCTCCCACTCTCTTAACCAAATTATAATTGGAATCATATATTGCAGCATCTTTCAAATATAATCCCTGTCTGTTTCCAAATTCCATGCTTCTATATCCTTTTGAATTTATCTTTAGATTTAAATGTTTCCTAGGTCTTATAGATAATTTTGATAAATTGAAGATTAATACCCAACCATTTGCAAGGAAATTAATATATAGTGGTTCTAGTCCATAAGAAATATAATCCATCAATAAATCTGCTGCTTTATGGTCTTCAATGAATATATCATCATCAATATATGGTTTTCCATTCTGTGTGCAACCTGATATTTTGCCATTGGTTAACAGTACCTGATTTCTTTGTTTAAGTTCAATATTAAATATTCTATCTGCTGAATATCCTGTTGCATCACTGTAATGTTTAATCTCTGATGGTGTTATTGATTCAAATATATGAGCCTTTTCATTAAATTCAATCAATCTCTTTAAATCCTGTTCTTCATTTGTTTCAAAATAATTTTTTTGTTCCATATATTTTCTTTTTATATATAAATACATGGAAAATTGAAAAAAAAGGGATTTTTTGAAAATATTTTTTTCTCATGAGTTTTATCATGAGACTTTTATAAAATATAACAAAGTTAAGTTATTGATAAACAATTAGATAGAAGATTTTAGATAATGATGATGGTCATCATTACCCATAAATTACAAGTATCTTGAAACGCTTATATACAAAGGCTATTAACTTTATTTAACTGAATATTTGGCGAGACTTTGGAATATTCTCCTTATATTTGCTGCGACTTCTGATGAGTCTGTGAATATTATTGTTTAATTTGGTTTTTAATTTTATAGTTATGACAAAGATTTCAAGTGCAAGTATCAGGTTGGTATTGAAGAAAAACCGTTCAAATTCATTGGGTGAGAATCCCATTTACATTGTTGTTTGTTTCAATGGTAGGAAGGAGAAATCTACCGGTGTTTTCATTTCTGAGCGTCATTGGAATCCTTTAAGGGAAGAGATAAGGAAGTCTTGTCCTAATGCTCCTGTTTTGAACAAGATGATAAATGACATTAAGCAGAGGGTTATATCGAAGAAGAATGAGTATGAGTATTCAGGTAAGAAATATACATCTTCAATGTTATTGGAAGATGATGTTATATTAGATTTATCAGCTTCTTCAAATGTATATAAGGTTATACAGGATAGATATATATCTGAAATGGGTTTAAATGAAAATTCAATTAAGTTATACAATTATAATTTCAGGGTTTTGAAGAAATATTTTGGCAGGGATGATTTTTTAATTAATGATATTACTTTATCATCAGTTAAGAAGATGATAAATGGTTTAGGTTTGGGAGATAATTCAATAAGGGGAATATGTGGTAGGATTGCTTCTGTATGGAATTATGCGATTGGTAAGGGTATTGTTGAATCTCAGGATTATCCATTTAAAGATTGGAAGTATTCTCAGCATTATAAGGCTTCAAACAGGACTTATTATCTTGATTCTATTAATTTAAGGAAGTTGAAGGAATATTTTATTTCTCATTGTTTGGATGTTGATGGTGAATTATATTCGTATAAAACAGGTATTGAATCAAAGTTAATGAAAAGGAGTAGCAATGAGTTTATTTTATTATTTTTCCTTATGTTATACCGCTTTAATGGTTCTGCGCCTGTTGATATTGCTTTATTAAGGCGGGACAATTGCAGTAGGGTTATGATTGATGGTGAAGATTATTGGAAGGTTGAATTTAAGAGAAAGAAGACAGGTAGGAATGTTGTTTGTTTATTGAAGCGGGACATTTTGACTATGGTTGGTTTTGAGCATTATCTTGGTTTATCAACCGGTGAATACATTTATCCAATTTTGAAGGATGGCAGTAGTGATAAGCAGATTACGAATGCGATTGCGAAGTTTAGTGGCGAGGCTGTTAAGGGTCTTTATGAGGTTTGCACTGAGGTAAATGAGCAGACAATCAGGTCAAACGTTGAAAAGGGCTTAGAAGAGCCTTTAATTGAGTGTGGCGAGGTGAGTTTATATTGTGCTCGTCACAGTTTTGCTAACAGTTATTTGAGCAAGCCTACTGCATCAATTCATGGCCTTGCATCGTTGATGGCTAGGAGTCCAAACAGTATTGCAACATATGTTCATAGTCTTAGGGGCGATAATGACATTGCTGATGCGGTTAAGGGATTGCCAATTTAAAAAAACGTTTGGGGCTGTTGTTTAAGCAGTCCCATTCGTATAAATGAGAGAATCTTTTATAAAATTTTTGTGTATAACCACATATATCATTATGTAGTTGGTTAACCAGTGGAATGTAGTAACCACTGTTTGATGGTGATTTATTGTCCCTCCTACCACCAAGGGTATATTTAGCAATAAGAATATTTGTATCTAAGTCTTGTATAATACAGTTGTTGTTCTATGACTTTTCTTTCTTCATCTGTTGAAGCAAGAGCCATCATTTGTTTTGCTTTTTGTTCAATCTCTTCCAATTTATTTCTAACGATGCTTCTGGTTATCAAGGGTTTTTCTTCCTTGGGTTTTGGAAACAGTGACTTATATTTTCTTTTATAGGTTGAGAGGTTTCCATTTGCCAGAGCAATTTTCTTTGTGAGGTCGTTTTTCTCAGCATCGTTGGTTGTTTGTCTGCGTCTTTCTTGGAGGTCAGCAATAAGTTCTTGGAGGTCTTTTACTTTATCCCGAACTTGTTCAATTGAAAGTTTTTTTCTGCCCATAAGCGTTTGTTTTAAGCTGTCTTGCATTAATTGATTCCAATGGAGTTTTTCTCCAGTTACAAATGGCTCTCGTTCTTTCAATTGTTGAAGCCATTTTTGATATAGTTCTTTGGCCTGTTTTTTTGATTTAACTGGAGGTTGAACATAATCATCAAGTTTCTTTGTTGGTATTCCTTTTTGTCTATTTCTCCAATACTCTTGATAATATTCCCGGTGGTTATCTCTATATACCTTTGCTTTTTGTTGAAGTTCTGCTGAATGTTGAAGTCTATAGTTTCGTTGGTATTCTCTTATTTCCTCCCGGTGTTGTTGATGGTATTCTTTAACTCTTGCTTTTTTAAGTAGTTTCTTTTGTTCTTCTTCCTTTGCTTTTTGTCGGAGGTTTATTTCCTTCTGTTGTTGAAGCCATTGTTGTACATTCCTCATGATGTTGATACCATTTTTGATAAGTTAGAGTGCAGCTGCACATTTGAGGTGGTTGATGTTGCATGTTGTTCATAATATAAATATTTCTAACATTGCAAATATACAAAAATATTTTGAAAAAAAGAAGAAAAAATTAAAAAAAGTTAAAAGAAAATGAAACAATTATACGATTGTCGTAGACAATAATACTCAATGATTGTTTGATATTTGGGAATTTCCATTCATATATGACATGATATAAAACTATCATGATATATTATAATTTTCAATTATCATATAATAGTTTCATGATATATTTCTTTCTTTTATTTATTTTCTTTCTTTTCTCTTTTTAAATAATATAAATAACTTATAGTATTAATAACACCCTCCTTTTTCTCTTTTCTTTCTTTTTTTCTTTTCTTTAAATCAAAATGGAGGGTTATTTGCCCTCCACTTTTTTAATACTTACTTCAACTCCATCTGCATTATCAAATTCTCCAGTGAATATTCGATGGATTAAATCTCTACTCACTCCAAGTTTCATTCCCCTTCTTATGAGTTCATCTGCGTACTTGGTTTTTTCAAGAGCATGTTCGTCACCATTTTTGTACTGTAGTGCCAATTGCACAAATTCTGTTGTTGCTAGTGATAGCAATTCTTCCGTAGATAATTTTTCTAGTTTCTTTCCCATAATTTTAAATTTAAATTTTTAAACAACTGTTGATTTGATGTAATTTCTCAATTTTTTCAAATTTGATAATTTCTCACTGTTTCTTTCAGATGCAATCATGTCATCAATTTCAAATAATAAATCTGTTTTTCTCATTTTGTTTTTAATTTTAATTGTTAATAATGTTTGGTTATCGATAACATCCAGTACAAATATACACAAGTTTTAACCAAAACAGAAATAATTTATGTTAAATGATGTTAATACATCAACGAGAATGCGTTTTTAAGGCTCACCAGTCGCATAACGTCATTCAGATGGGCAGTTGTTAAGGTACGTTAAAATTCGAGGCTTAGAGAGGCTTATTTTGATTTATTGTTTATCTTTGCAAAAAAACGATATAATTATGGAAGAAAAACTTGTTTATCAGTTTGAAGATGGCACAGAATTAAAGATTGTGCTGGGTGAAGATGGTTATAATGTGAATGTGGTTTCTTCAAATCCATTAATGGGAACATTCACATCATTTGAGAATTTGTTATATGGAATTGCTCCAGTTGTTCAAGAGAAAATAGATTCAACTGTTGAAATGGAGTGTTTTGCAATTGCATTATCTGAGAATTTTAAAAATAATTTGTCAGATGCTGAAATATTGGAATTAATAATGAAATAATTATGATTGCACATAGAAATTTTGAAAGCAACTGCAAGAGAATTGCAAAGGAGATTCAGAGTGAATGTAATAATCCAACTTCTGATGCTATATGTCTAGGTAGTACAGAAGTTATTGTAAGCAAGCCTCTCATTCATGACTTCAATTATGAAGGTGAGGCTAAATACATAGATGGAATAAACAAGTATCTCAATGTATGCAAGGTTAAGTTTAAAACGCTTGGTTATGGTCATGGATGGTTTATATCTTTCAACATTGAATTTGATGATTGGTAATATATAACATCCCAAGGGAGGGACGTTTAAACGCTTCTTAATATGTCGAGCCACTGTCTGTGAAGATGGTGGTTTTTTTGTCTCAAAATTTCTTTTTTTGAAAAAAAATGTGTATATTTGTAAAAGTTGAAGTATTTTTTGAGATTTGCATGATATTTATTAATAAAAAGAAATTATGATTGAATTAAAGAAAGAATTTAAAAAACAAGGTACATTGTTCCAACAAATATATAAGGATTCCTGTTTGGCTATATATCGCCTTTCAAGACAAGGGATGGATAATGACAAGGTTTACAGTTGGTTTGAGGTTTTTAGGATAACCAGGAGAGCATCTGACGCATTCCACAATGATGATTATGAAAAATACCCAAATGATGAAGCGTTTGGCACTTGGGCTTGGTCTTGTTCAAATGAAGAATCAGTTAGGAAAGTATTGAAAAAACATTTCAAGGAGCATGAACCAATCAATAATTTAGCAAATTTGCTTTCCTAGTCAGAAAATTAGACCATTTCTACTCTTGTGTGGGTAAGTTATAAGGCAACACAAAATAAACGTCTTATTTTTAATAATATGAAGAAATACAAAATAGTTTTATATACGTTAGCATACAATGAATCTGATATTGTTGATTATGCAATTGATTATTGGAATGCGCTGGGTGTTGATAAGGTGATATGTTATAACAATTATAGCACTGATGATACTGTTGAGAAGTTGAAGAGATTTGGAAATATTGAGATAAGGAATTTCAAGACTGATGGAATGACTGATGATTTACATGCAATCATCAAGAACAATTGTTGGAAAGAGTGTAAGGGAAAGAAAGATACTTGGGTTATAGTTTGTGATTTTGATGAATGGTTATATGCTCCAGATATTGATTCAATAATTGATAAAATGGAAAAAGAAAATTGTTCTGTTCTTGGAACAATGTGGTATGCAATATGTAATGATTCAACGCCTCCTTATGAAAAAGGAAAATTATTGCATGAACAATCCACAAAATTTTATCTTCAAGACGTAAATAGAAATTATCCAGATTTGGGTAAGTTTATGTTGATTAATCCCAATATGATTGATGATATGGGTTGGTCAGTTGGAAATCACATTATCAATCCAACTGGAGATTTCAAATTATATGTTGCACCAACTTATGAAGCTGTTGCAATACATTTAAATAAGGGATTGTCAGAAGACTATTTTGTTGAGAAAAGAAAAAGGATGGCCAAAAGGCTATCATCATTAAACAGAATGAAAGGATATTGTTTTGAATATAACTTTCCAGAAAAACAAAGCAGGGAAGAATATAGAGAAAATCAAAAAAATTCAATAAATCTGAATGAAATTTTGACTAAATAATTTCTTTTTTTCAATAATTTTGTGTATATTTGTATTAGAAAAATAGAGTGGTTAAAAATATAATAAAATTGTAACGTTCATTTCATATAAAATTATTATTTACCGGGCAATAAAGACTTATTCTTTTGCCATTTTATTGCTCGGTTTTTGAAAGTACATATTAATATTTAACAATATATAATTTTTTCAATTTTCCAAAAAGTCGAATCATTATGCCAAATTAAAACAATTTTAAATTGAATGGGTTTACGACTTCCCATTCAATTTCCTAGAGTTCTCTTATCATAATTTTTAGATATAGTTTATTTATTATTTGTTTGTTAATTGAAATATCCCCAAACCTTTTCTTGGAATGGGGATATTTTTTTATATTAGGTCTGTACAGCGTTTTAAGGTCGAATAAAGCGTCCAGAGAGGTTGTGGTTTATTCAATTTTGCTCCGTCTGAGCAAGGGCAACCACAGCCGCATATTCCTGAAGGATTGAAGATTGGATAAGATTTGCAGTGCTCGCAAAGGAACTTGATAAGATAATCTTTTCTCACTTCAACCTGTCTTCTAAGATGTGATTCAATATATGTTATATCTTTAAGGGTAATGGAATCTGAATTATCTGATTTTCCCAAAGTGATTCCAACCTCTGATATATGCGACCAAATGAAAGGTAGTGCTTCCAATGCTACAGCATAGCCTAGCAATGGATATAATGCCTCTGTAAAGAGCGTTGAATTCTCTTCTGACACTTCATTAACCTTCACCTGATATAACAGTTCCTGATAGAAATTATAACCCAATATTGGCTCAAGCCATATTTGTTCAGCAATCTTGATATAATTCTGAACCTCTTTCAAATTATAGTTTAAAGGAATTGGACTATATTCTTTTAAGTATTTCTCATTTATTAATATATTCATCATGGTGTTTCAATTATTTGGTTTTATTATTTCCATCCTTCTGTTCTTCAATGTTATTGGTTGAAATGTTATCATTTGTATCTGTGTTCTTTGTTTCAGATGCATTATCATTTTCATTTCCAAAATCATTGAATTTAAGAGGTTTCATTATAATTTCAGTATCAATTCCGTTCATTTGGAATAACTGGTTGATTGTTTTAATAACATTTATTCTATTGTTATTACCTGTCAATTTCTGATATAACTGATAAGATGTTTCAATTTTATCTGCATCAGAACTAAATCCTGAATTATTTACATCAGGCATACCAATAAGCATTGGTGAAGGAATCTGATGTGCAGCAAGAATTCTCGACATACAACGTTTATTTGATTCTGAATATTGGTCAACTTTGGTATCACTTGCAAAAGGTGTCCATTCTGCTGGTTTATCTTCCAAATTGGTTCTGAAAGTAATTGCAATCTGATTGGTATTATTTGAACCTTGGAACATTGATTGAATATTGTTGATGATTGCTTTCTTCTGTTCATCAGTTTCAACCTCTGGAAGTGTTAAAATACCTGCTGTTGAGAATCCATTTACAATATGCTTTAAATCATAGTTAATGAACTCTATTTCGCTCTGGATGGCTTTTATTGCAGGCGTATAGCAAGGTGAAGTGTAATAAGTCTGAGTTGGGCTATATTGACGATATACATAAAGATAAGGTGTTCCCCTTTCAATTGTTTGGCCTTCCCTCATATCAAATGCAGGAATTTCAAATGGAGGGTTTTGGCTTACAGATGTCCAGTCAGCACTTATCCAATATGATGTTATTTGTCCATCTTCATCATATTCTGACCATCTTACTTTTTCCAATGGCATATGATAGAATGAATATGTTTTATCGTCTTTGTTCTTGATTATCTGGATGGCATATGAGCCATAAAGCATATAATCAAGAGCAAGGTTTCTTACAATCATATCCCAAGTTTGGTAATAGTTTGGAACAACGTCACCACTATCTAGTTTCATTGCATCATAATCTACTCCATTGCCACAAATTGACTGTACACCAAACTGAATTGCAGAATGATGTGTTGGAGATTCATTATAAAGGTTAAGCAATAGATTTGGGTAATCGTTCTTCAAGCCCCACTTAATCCAACCTTGCTGAGAGTTGTTTGTAATAGGGCTACCTTCAATCTGTTTTTCAAGATTTGTAATATATAAACCACTGGTTATTTTGGGCTTATTTAATGAGCCTTTTGTTCTTGGCATAATATGTTAATTTATCTTAATTTATTATTTATCTAAACATATTTATTATATATAAGGTATATATGGGGATATTTCTTTTAACTCTTTTTAACATAAATAATTTCTTTTTTAATGTTTTTTTGTGTATATTTGCATCAGTTGAGAAATATTTAAAATTTTAAGATTATGGAAAAGAAGGATTTTAATAAAACATGCTGCATCTGTGGCAAACCACTTGATGACTCAGGTAACAATGCACTACCATACAAAGAAGGTAGATGCTGTAATGAATGCAAC